CTTGGCGTCTAGCGTGAGGGTAGTCTTGACAGTATCTCCCATCATCTTTCCTTGATTTCATTATTTTAATAGAGTTTACCTAGATTTACTATTATTACGACGCGCATCCATGGCGTCTTCTTTTTCTTGCTGCAACACCTTCTCATCTCTAATAGATTGTATTAACTCAAAAATTTCTATTATCTTTGCAGGCTGATCTGCCATAGGGCCATCAAAGGGCATCACGCCCTTCTCATACATCATAAACCAGTCAACCAAATACCTGACTTGGGTATCAGTGTAATTACCAGGGCACTTTTTAAACCTAACGTTTTCTAATTGATAATTTCTCTCGGTTTCACCGGAGCAGCTCTTTTTAGTAAACATATTCCGCAATGCCCGATCTTTCTTAGGCCCATCATAACGATCATATGTTTTCTTACAGTGATAGCAACTCCACTTACTATCAAATGATGCTTCAACAGAAGCCACTAAGCAGATATATTCTTGGTCGGTAACGCTATTATATTGCCTAATAGCTTCAGAATAAGGCCCCCATATTTCATGGTATGGGCCTATTACTTTACAGAGCTTTTTTCTCTTACTATCTCAACGCCTTCAAGATCTTCCTGGGTGTAGATATTGGTAATCTTCCCATTCTTTAAGGGCATGGCAAGGCCTGCAAGGGCATCTCTCATTAAAGCGGTTGGCTCAATAGAGAATAATTCACTTACACAATCATCGGTAAGAGAGTCACCTTCAAATCCAAACTCGTAATCTTTCCCGTCCTCATCTTTAAGACCCTCACAAGCTTTTAGCGTGTGCTTTATAAGATAAGCCTGGGACTCAATTAGGTTAACAACTGGATCTTTCCCTACTTGGTTTGTAAGTGAAGCAAGCTCTGCTCTTTGAATGTAAGATAATGGTTTGGCGTGGAATACTAATTCACCAATTTTAAATTTAACAAGCTTTTTTAAACTCGATACTACTATCATAATGTTTCCTTTGAACGAATGTCCTAATATCATACGACACTAGGACACTTCATTCAAAGGATATGATTAACAAAAACCTACAAAGATTTCTGTTAGATCTCCGGTTGTCCCAGTGTTAGCTTGGAACTCTGCAGGGCGGGTTAAAACTCCGTCTTTATCAGCTTTTGTAAGTGATGTGAAAATACACTGTGGAAGGTAAAATCCCACTACTGACCCAAGATCGAACTCACCAGTTGTTGTTGATTCGTTGCGAAAGATACAAACTAAGCTGAAGCTCGTATTGTCGTTAAAATCATTCCACAGATCTAGTGAATTATCATCCATATAAGGTGCTAAACTTCCATTTACAAGCCTTTCAGCAATCCTGGAGCTTAGTCTACCAGTACACGAAGTGACACTCGTTAGAAATGAAATAGTGTTTTCAACACTCAAAGAGAGCTCGTCCATTTCTAATGCCACACCATCTTTTGTCAGGGTAACACATAACGCCACTGGGGGGATCTCGTCATCAAATGCGGGGGTTTGACCTGTAGCAGAAGACCCTTCATTTACTTCATTATAGTCAGTACCTTCTTCAGCAAATGTTATTGTAGGTATTTGCCCAGTTGTAAGGTTTTCGAAACTTCCACTTGCTGGCCTTAAGCCAATGGCGCTTTCGTGGATCTCATCACCCCAGTAAACATGCTTTGTATAAGTCGGCTCGTCACCGGCCGCATAATAAGTTGTGGATTTAGCAATCTCCACAGCATCACTTGGGGCACCTGATCTAGCAGGCGTATAAGTAAATGTGTCATCTGTTTTTGATTCAACAAAGTGAGCGGTATGGTCGCCCGCTTCTAATATTACAACAAAGTCACCAACTACTAGCCCGTGAGCTACGGCGTTGATTAAAGATGTTGTGTGGGTTGTCCCGGTAGTAATCCTTGCTACTAATTGATTCTTACCACCAAGTAGCGCTTGCCATAAAACATCTGTTTCAGGCGCTTGACCTTCAACACCAGAGCCTTTCCATTCTACAGGAGTGCTGCCACTTACTGATTTAGTGGAAACTCTTGGTTGAACCTTACCTTTGCCTGAAGCGATAATTAATCTTTCTAGTAATTCTTTTGCAGGGGCAACTTCAATGCCTTCTAGCACTTGAATAAATTCAGCTCCTGCACTGATTGGATCTTCTGTTCCTTCGACGGCTTCTTCTACGATGCCTACCTTTGTTTCATTCTTGATTACACCTATGGCCATCATTAGCTCCTAGTTTAGTTGGTTTCTATATTTAATGGTGAAAATGGCCTGTAAAGATACAGCATTCTCAACCTCTAAATTAATCTCTTCTATAGATGATAGGACAATGTTTAAGACTTTGCCAGGAACCAGCTTGGTACATGAGACCTCTTTAACAATCTCGTCTAGGGCGTCTTCTAGCTCGTCTATAGCTATTTGTTGCTTACTGTCATCTGTTTTGTTGGTGAATTGGTTCGATAATATAACAGTGAAATCCCTATCAGCGGTATAATTTGTGAGAACACCGCTAACACCCTCAGCCGCTCCTGCAATAACTCCATACCTTTTTCCTGTGTTTTTACCGTGGTTCTTAAATAGGTCGAATTTATATTTGAGCTCTTCATATGTAGGTAGAGTTGTAGCTATACTTGATTCAAACGCTTCTCTAATATCTTTTACAATAGAACTCATACCCTAAGCACCTTTGAAATTGTTATCTGGCCACGTTCGTCACGGTCCAATGTCCCGTCATCGTCAGTATCAAGAGTAAGAAGGTAAACACCGAATGCCTCTTCAAAGTCCCTGTTATATCTGTCTGCCAATTGAAGCCACTTGTCCTCTATGTCATCTGAGCACGCAAAGAATATTTTTGAGAGGGCCAAAAACTTAGCTGCAATTCTCAATTGAGAAACATCTAATAAATCCCATATAGTGATATCTGCTAAATATTTAGAGTTTCCATCAAGCTTTGCATTGTCAGGTCTTGTTTTAACCTTGGTTCTGCCTTGGTTTCTTAATTTTTGGATAATGTCCCTGGTGACGGCTTGGTGGTATCTAATAAAAGTCGTGTCACCTGTTGGTATAAAATCATCAACAATATTGGGGTATTCTTCTTTTAAATCATTGTCGTTAGCAAAAACCATCTTAAGGCCAGCAAGGGCAGTGCCTGCAAGCATGGCAACATCGGAAGTTATCTCAATCCAATACTTCTCCTCACCATTGATAGTAGATTTTTCCCAGTCAGATATGGTTTTATCCTTATCCCATGAAATAAACCCACTTCTAGTGAATGCCTTTGTTTCATCCAAGATATCTGGCATGGCCGTGAAGGATGCCACATAATATTTAATAGATAATGTAGCAGCGTTAGTGTTAGCAGTGCTCATCTCTGCATATAGATTAAACACAGGCTTATCAAACCCGATAAGCAGTTGATCATCTACGGCGTCTAATGGAGACGAGAAAGTGTCTACTATGTAATTATCTGACTCTTGAGAGACATCTGTGTAAGTTGTCCCGTCGTAAAATAATACCGTTAATTTATCTTTCATATCTTTCCCTTGAATTCATATACATCTGAGAATAAGTCACATTCTATAAATGTTTTATCAGTGTAAAACTCAGCGCCAAGCGATTTAAATTTACACATCTTGTTACCCTTGACTCTTTCATATCCTACAGCGCCAAGCTCATAACAATAAAACATTCCGTTTTCGGGGGAAAGATCCATGTCATATCTTTGACCCTCTTGCTTATATAGCCAGTCTATCATTGCGTTAATGGAACTTGGGGAGAGTAAAGTGTCTCTGGTTATTCTAAACTTATCCTTCCTATACAAGAAGCCGTCCAGCCTAACAACTCTAACACCAGATCCCACTGCTTCAATAACTTTCCCGTTGCCCAAATAAATACCAAGGTGTTTATACTCTCCCGGGATGCCCAGATTAGTGGCTTCACCGATTTTGTATGTAAGGATAAAATCACCGCGCTTGATAACCTGCTCAGCTATGTCTAATTGTTCATCCCCTACTAATGGCTTCTTGAAAGATACATACCAAGACCCATAAGCGATTATGAATGGCCTGAAGAATCTTAGAAACCAGAGGTAAAACATTACTCGTCCTTTGATAAACAATACAGAGTAGCAACACCCCATTCGCCTGTGAGCTCACTATCATCTGCAACACTCATTCTTAATTCTGCTCCAAGTGTGCTTTGAAAAGGTTTTGTGGTGGTATAATGCCAAGGAAAAATTAAAATTTCTTGAGAAATATTATCACACGCGGGTATAGAACCTGTCCCAAGGTTGCCACTTGCTATCAGATCCTTAACATTTTTATAGGTGATTCTTTGGTATAGCATTTTATTAGGAAGGTCAACAGGGTTATAAACCCACACTTCAAAATATATTGGTGATGTTATTGAAAGGTCTTTTGTAAACTGTAGTTCTGCATGTTCTATAATCATTACCTTGCCAGCAGCCGGGGCAACACAGAACTCACTAGAACCAGCGTAGTAATAATCAGCAGTAACAGGCCCTGTTGGAGCAGAATCAAATGCAACTTTCCCGTTTGAATAATCCAAGGTTATACCGGATGTCTGTTCCACGCCATTGTCATAGATCTTAACATTATAAGTACCACCGGCATTGGCAATATCTTCGTCGTAAACCTTTCCGTTAATAAGGTCTATCCAGTATTTATTAACTGCCTTGTAAGTTGTTCCAGCATCCAATACCAGGGTCTCGCCTGTTACTTGGGTGGATTTTTGGTACCAAGTAGTTTTGTCACACCAATCATGGGTTACATTAATGAAAGATGAGCCCTCAAGAGGGGAAACTTGGACAAGTTGAGCGTTTTGGATGGGTGATCTTTGTGCAATTTTTTTATTAGCTCCAGCCCTATAATTGTCCTGCCAATCTTCAATGTCAGTAGAGTCAGTCGGGTCTAATCGCATTCGGCAATACATCATAAAGTTTTCATCTATGGCATATATGTGATCTCTATTTTGATATTCATAGTACTTGTAAAACGGATCAGCTGCGTCTATAAACGCTTTCATCTCGGGCCATTTTACTCTTATAAGATTCTCGCTCATGACTCATCCGTATAGTAAACATTTATCCAGTCAACTGTTCTGTTACCATTTGTTTCTTTTGCCTGTATTTTAAAATTAGTTCCATATGCAATAGGGCAGGGTGGTTCAAACAATAATCTGTCATTTGATCCTAACCTAAAAAACTGGTCCATGGAGCCATTAGATTTCCCGTTGGAATGGAACCTTGCGAATCCCTCTATTTCTTCCCTTAGCTTGTAGTCGAATATTTCGTTACCATCCACTTCAAGTCTAAGTGCAACTCTGTTTGAGTTAAATTCCATCGCGAATGAAAATAAATTACCATTCCCGGTGTTCTCAAATACGGTTGCATGCGAAGATGTAAGGGCGATATCAGAATTACTAAAATGTGTTTTTAATTTTGGACTTATAGTCGGGCATGCAGGCGATGTTGATGTATTAGAAATTATATTAACGTCAATGGAATTGCTTATGTCGTTTGCCTGGGACTTATAGTTTGTTTCCCAATCTGTCTGGTCTGCACTTGGGCTGACATCTTTGGCAATAGGGCAGATAACGTCAATCTGGCTATGCTTGAGGGTCACCTGGTAGAAATTCCCATCATCTGAGTATATGGCCCTACTAGGCATGCTTGCATGGATATCAAACAGTGATTTAAGCTCTTGCCATTTAACTCTTCTCATAATTCCCTCAGTTCTTGACTAATATTAAGTCGAACCCTGCAGATATGCCCTGCGACCCACTTTGGGCCTTACCCATCATTCTTATGTCTGATTTTTCTTCAATCTTTAAATATGGTTTAAATGGGAGTGATTCAGTTGCACTGTCAGACACTATGTATCTTTTAACTTGGAACACGCTGCCCTCGGGTCTCACATCAAGCCTGATAGCTGCCTCTACGTTCCGTTCCATTCCTATAAAGAAGCTAGTTAAATATGCCGTGTACCCGGACTTGACCGTATATACGGCCATAAGGGTCTGGTTGTTCTCTTCGCTTATTTGAGCTATTACGGTGCCTGTATGAGTGGCCGTAATATCGCCGTCGTTTTCTTCCTGAGACCCTGCTGTCAAAACCTTCATCCTGAATATTCTCAAATATGAATTAGAGCTTGTTACGTTTGAAGTGCCATTCATTGTTATGGTTTCAGAGATTGGATTGTATGACCCATCCAAGCCTTGTATCTCCACCGTTCTCGCACCAGAGCCTGCAGAAGTGTCGCTTGAGTCATCTGATTTAACCGTTACGGTGCTGGCAGATGTTTTCCATGTATAACTAGTGCTCACATCCCAGATCTCTTCAAAGTTGCTACCATTGACGTCAGGATTAAAACCAAACTTGTTAACTGACTCTGTGTCTGTAATTAATCCAGCGGGGACCGCCAGGTAAAAGTCCTGGCCGTTACTTCCGACCACGGTTGCATCAGAAATCACATGGACAGCATTTTCACCGGACCCCTTGGCCTCTACTTTCGCCTTGAGCCCTGTGTCTTCGTCTTGTATTGAGGTGGAGCCAGATGCTTTTTGAACCATTACTCGGCCCTCTCTGCTACGATTATATTGGAAGAACCATTGCTTATTATATAAACAGGTTGGTTGGGCCCACATGGTATAGATATAAATTCATTTCTACTTACTCTGAAGCCTTTATTGGCACCACTTGTCGTCACCGGGGTGTCGAAGCTCCAGAAGCAGGCGTCGCCGGTATCTATCTCCAGGAGTATTTCTACTCTGTTTTCAAGCCTGGAAGCTCCAACTTTTATCTCAATTTCTGTTGTAAGAGTGAATCTATTTTGCACCGCAGACCCATTGGGGCCAGCGGGAACATTAGAGGGCGTTAAATCACTTATCGTCATCACTGCCCCCCACTTCCTGGATTGGATTACCCATCACCTCAGGCATTAGGGCAGCTTCGATTTTAGGCTGAAATTCATCAAACCATTTAAAGAGTAGTGCGACCCTTATGACCGCACTACCTTTCATATCGTAACTTCCACTATTAATTACGCTTTTAAGTGACTTATAATTTTCCAAATCCTTTTGGTTTATCATTATGCCGCAAACTCCGAGATCCTAATATCGGCTGTTGATGATGCAGTAAGTGCATAAATGTCTGCACCAGCATCCCAAGCCATTTCGATTGATGATCCCTTAGGAAGTTTAAGCCCTGTTGAGGTAGTAACACCCACAACTTGGCCTAGGTAAATATCTTGAGTTCCAAGGTTTTGAATTATCATTCTTAATCTACTAGAAAGCGGCGTTGATGCAATTTGAGCAGCTGTAGTCGTAACTGATTCTGCAGTCGCCTTCCAAGAAGAATACCCGCCTTCAAATGATTGCACGTTAATACTTCCATCCGCATTCACTTCAAGAAAATCCGTTCCATCACCAACCTTAATGCTGTCACTGGCATGGGTGAGATCTCTAATGTCGAGGTCCGTTGCCGTAACCACGGAGTTGATTGACCCATCTGCATTAACTGCAAGAGTGTCTGTTCCGTCACTAATGGCAACATTGTCTTGTGAGGCATCCAGGTCTCTTATATCTAAATCAACAGCATCTACTGTAAGTGAGTTGCCACCGTCATTTATTGAAATATGTCCCGAAGCATCTATTAACAGATCATTTGATCCGTCCGAAACCTTAATCGAGTGTAAAGCTGCGTCGATTGAATCTAGTGTAATCATACATCCCTCCCTAGGTGTGTAATTCCAAAATCTCTACTGTATTACTTCCTTTATCTGACTGCACATAAAGCGTCTTGCTTGTTAATTGCAGCTGATCCAAGGTTAATACTGTGCTAGGTCTTATTGTAATATATTTTGTAGCACTTTCGGTAGCAGTAAATGCTAACTGTAATTGTGCTGTCTTATCTCTTGATCTTATAATTAATGATTTTGTATCGTCGGTTATTGTCTGTGAAACCTCTGTGGCAGCAGTCGGAACCGACTTATTAACAATATTTGGGGTCATATTCAGCTGGCTAAACGTGATAGGTACTGGCTCGCCAGCTTCATTTGCTATCCATACCCTGACAGCAGTTTCACCAGAAGGTCTTTCTATAAACCTGTCCTGCTCTCTGTCTTTATAATTAGAACGCCAAGGCATTATTTAACCCTCTTTATAGGTATGTATTTAGTGGCATCGGCATCAAACCAGCAGATAAATCTGCCATCTGACAGCTGTGCCCTGTCCCTATATTTAAACTCCCGATCATTTATCAGACTGTTAAGCAGTTGAAGCTTTGTAAGTTCCTCGGGGGATTTAGCAATAAGGGAAAAACTCGCATTAAAGATATTTTTCATAAAGAAAGAAGGGGCCGAAGCCCCTCTTTATTAAACGTTTACGCCTACGCTTGAAGCGGTTGTTCCGGTGTAAAGTGCATCTTGATCCAAAATCCCGTAATCAAGGGTCATCTTGAATCCAAAATTTAAAAATCTATTAAGCTTATCAAAAGGCCCGCTGAGAACCATTTGTGGTAATTGGCTAACGGCCTTACCAAGTGCATTTTCGCCTAGGAAAATTGAATGGTAAGAGTCAACAGCAGCTGCACCAGCATCTGTGTTAATAGAAATAAGGTTGTCTTTGATGATTCTAAAACCATTAAGCATACCAATCTCATTTCTAAGAACTTCTTCAGGTCTTGCATACTTGTTAACATCAACCCATGATCCTGCACCAACAGAATCTCTTAGGTCATGGATAACATCGTCATGCATAACTGCTACAAACATTCCTTCACTCAAAGGAGCAACTGAACTTCTTGAAAGCTTGTTGTAAAGCCTATTAAGAAAAGTTGCAGTCATAACATCCCCTGCCGCAAGAGCAGCTTCTGAAGCAACTGACCCAGGGAATAGTTCGTTTGCAGAACCCTCAGCAGCCAATACGGCAAGCTTATTCATGGTTTGGCCCATGTTTTTCCCAACTAGTCTAGCGGCGCTCAAATCGGCCACCCCCCCAGTTTGCAAATTAGCAAGCGAAGTTGTCGTAATCACGTTTCCATACTCGGCCGGAGTGAAAGTTACCTTTGAGTCAACCAGTGCTTCACTCGTAACATCCTCATCTTCTGTAAGAGGTGTTGTTGCAAGAGCTAGCCTTGAATACTTAGGTATTTGAATAGATTTAGCGCCGATATCTTTTTTGTAAGATACAAACTGATCCATAACACCTTCAGCACCAGCTGCGATAATAAATTGTTGGTCATACTCTAGTACAATCGAGTCATCGACTGCAGCAGCATCAGACATGTTTAGTGTAAATGCCATTTAACTCTCCTTAGTTATAATTTGGATCTCTTCCATATTTTCTTCTGACTCTGTCCATTTCACTTTGAGTCGTACACATCTTTAGTTCAGATAAGTAATCGCTTGGCTTATCTTCCTTGTACCGGGGCATTGTTTGTTTCATTTCAGTTGTTGACTTAAACATCCATGCATTTTTCTTTTTAATCCTGTCGATCTCAGAAGCAACGTTTTTAAATGTAAGTCCCTCTTGATCGTATTCAAGATTGTCCATGTCAATTGCGTTTACAATTGCATCGACAGAATGTGCATCACCAGCATGTTTTGAAACCTCGAACTTAAGGTCTTTCATAACTGCTAGCTTTTGAGTATTGGCCAATGATGATTCTAGCTCAATGCTCCTAGAATTAGCTTTCTTAAGAAGTGCCTCCATATCGCCTTTCTGTGTTAGCGTTTGGTTTTCCTTCTCATCAACTTCACCCTTTAACTTGTTGTACTTGTCCTTGTTAGTCTTTGATTCAGTTAATAAACGTTCGTTTGTTGAACTCAATCGAGTAACAGTTTCTCTCAACTCGTTAAATTGCTCTAATGAAACTTGGTTTTCACCTTCTGTTGAATCACCTTCGTGGTTCTTTTGCTCAGTAGACATGTAATGTCCTCCATGAATGTACAGAGTTCTCCGTACGTTAATAATAGTATGTTTTTATCTATTGCGTCTAGTCGCCTTCTTGAAACTTGACTCTAATAGTAATTTAATCTTTTTAGTAATTGAACTATTAAATGTTTCTCTACCCTGCGGAAGCATTGCTCTTATAGTTTTTGAAGCGCCAGCACCTAATTTGTCGTGGTATTTAGCAATCTTAGAGCTGAAAAAGATCACAATGTTCTTTCCTGTGTCTCTTATTTTTAAAGATCTAAGCATTTTCCCTGTCACTGTTAAGTTTATGGGCCTTTCTTTTTTGCCGTAACTCTTTAGATATTTACTTGTTTTCATAGATTTCTTATAGGAATCAGAGTATCTCACATATCTACCAGCACCCTTAACAGGTGAAACCCCTCTTTTAATGCTGTCTGTAATTGCTTTTTTTAACACCGGTTTAACGGCTCTATTAAAGTTGGTCCTAGTGTTAGGGATTAGCTTTTTGAGAAACTTAGTCCTCTCAATTTTAAAACCCATCTTTAGCCTTCTCGATTAGCCGATCAATCTTATCCATTATCTCAGACCTAAACTTCCTGTTTCCTTTTGGGAGGTATTGCCTTTTAGGTAAAGTATCCCCAACGTTGTGGTTGAATGATTTCTTCTTCTGCAGAGAGTCCGTGATTTTTAACTGGACCCCATTGGCCGTATTTTTAGAGCCTAGGCTTGCATTCATGAGTTGAGTTAGCTGGAGATCTGGCTTTCCACCTTTACCTTTAGACTTTTTGAATTTCGCATAATCTTTTGAAAGGCCCTTAAATGCAGCACCATTAACGGGAGATTGAGCCTGATCTAAGTCCTCATCTACAAGCCTCAAGAGGGATTCTCCCACTAGCGTTTTAATCTTCGAGGCTTGTGTTTTGTTTAGACCTTTAAGCTCTTCAGATAGATCAATATTAACTTCTATCTTGCTCTTCTTGATCTGGCTCTTGAACTTGGCCATCATCGACTCCTAATGATAATCCAAACTGTTTAGCGTTTGCCAGCTTGTCTTCCTTAATTTCCTCAAGCATTTCTATTGCCTGGTCTTCACTTAAATTAGGGTTTAGCTCTTGGATAACAGTGTGCTCTTTAGCAGCGTTCAACTCTCTTTTAAGCTTAAATGCTGTGAGTATATCCATTTCTGACTGCAAAGGTTTAGGCTTCACATAATGGACTTCTAATTGGTCCTCTAGCTTGAATAGACCAGTACCATTGACCTCATCGAACTTCTTAATAATCTCAAATATACCCTGCTCAAACTCTTCATACCGCTGGGCGTTCTCTTCTCTTACTTCTGTGACATCTGCCATCGCAAGCATTCTATCAAACCCAGATGTGAAATTCTTTTCACTTCCGGCAAGAGATACACCGTCAAGGCCATGGTCTGCCATGATAGATGAGGCGTAGTCATAAACAACACCCTTAATGCCTTCGAGATCAGGGCTTGGGTTAATAAAATCAGCTTCAGTTGGAGGTGCTCCCTCTTCGGTAGATTGTGGCAATTCAAGTGAGACACTGTGCCCCGTGAATAATTGCTTAACCTCACTACCTGCAGGATATTTAATAGTAAGCATTCCAAGGGATGCTCTCGAGGCGCCGGTTAAGAGATCTGAATTTAATATATTGATCCACACTGACTCAAGTGGAAGTGAGTTTTCAACTGGCTTGTCTGGTACATCCCAATCTTGAGACAACCATTCAAAAGGCAGCTTCCCTAAAGGGTTTTTTAGATCAGGATTTTCAGGGTCTTCAACAAGCTTGAGCTCCGAGACCATTTTACCCTTTTCGTCTTTATGTGTTTTTACAATCCATGCAGCATGGAACTCTTTAGACCACATGGTGTAAGTTTTTGTCTCAACACCGGCGTCATTTGCTGACTCCATTATTTTTTGGTCTACACCATCATTCTTGTCACTAAATCCTGTGATATTCCCGTCCGGATAGGAAAGAATAACAGTTTCTAGCTCACCAGTATCTGGGTTTATGATCACGTCAAATAAGTATGGTGCAAGAATCTTTAGTTTGAACTCTGTTTTTATAATTGGATCATTCCAAACCCAGCCAAGATTGTATCTGTGCCTGTTAAATACCACATCCATTAGCTGGAATGACTTATCGAACTTCCCCTGGCCATAAACCATGTCTAAGTTTTCATTTGGCTCGTTTGAGATAGTTCTTATTGGTGGTTTTTTGTAAACCTTAGCTTTTTTATTGGTTACTTTGCCATGAATGTTCACATTGGAAACAATCATCTGTGCATGGGACTCTGGATACAGGTCTTTAAGAGAGTTTTCTACATAGTATCTCTGGTTTCCTGCATATATTTGGTAATTCTGCCACTCTCTCTTTTTCCTATCTACGTTTTCCTGGGATTCAATCTCACTTATTAGGGCCGAAACATCTGAAGGGTCGGTTATATTGAAACGAGGCATATATTAATCCTTTAATTTAGTGTCTTGCTTTTATAGTAACTGTTTTTGACTTGGTACGTCCATAGCACCTAACAACCCCATAGCCTGCTGCAGTAGTAACGTGTTGATATGGCTTACTGTCATCTTCCTGGTAGCTTGCGCCAGCTTTGAGCTCACATAAACGAAAGCCCTTATCAAGATTCACACACTCCTTGTAGATGAATAATCTGTGTTGACCCTCATCGTTTTCACAGTATGCATTTACCCTGTTATGCCTTTCCTTTATGGGTGGGTTTGCTGTTGGAATATCTATCTCAAACATTATTTTCTGGTTCTTTCTATTTTTGTTGTTGGAGAAAAAGTTTTTTATGATCTCATAATTAGTATGTTCTGAATTAGTTGACCTTGCCTTCCCCGTGGCATCACCTTGAACCTTATACACAGTATCGTAATCCAAGAAACCTAACCCCAAGAGTTCTTTGCAACTCTCTTCCGTTCTCATTGATTCAATAACTATTTCGTTAAAGAAATGAAACTGCCCTTTAATGAATTGAAACAGACACAAAGAAAGGGGCTTCCCTACACCAATATTAAAGTCCCATGAGATGTAAATAGGATATTTAGCATTAACCCGATAACTGTAATCTCTATAGTTGTATTCTCTTTTGTAGCATGAATATATTTTGCCAGTGCCATCTGAGACCCATCGACCTCTAAGTTTTCTTTCGGCCTCTATTGGAGAAAGATTTGCTTTCAGCCCTTCCAAATATGTCTTGGGTAGAAATGGATTATCTTCTGCATTTGAATAGTGAACTTTCCTAGAGGGGAATTTGCCATCATCTAAAATAAAATAGTTGTATGCCCAATGCGTTTCCTCGTCTGGGTTTGTTAGGTATAAAATCCAGTTCTCTTTAACGTTTGAGTTAATAGAATTTATTCTACCTACTCTTGAAAACAATTCTGGGTGTACTTTCTGACACTCTTCAGTATCATTTTCTGTCACCTCTTCCCATATAGCTGCCGAATAAGGGTGTGATCTAAGTTTTTTATATTTCTTATCTGCCCATGACCTTGATCTTATTTTAGCTCCGTTAATGTAATCAATTGAGGCTTTCTGTTTATTGTGCGTAAAGTGTACGCCTTCTCTCATCGTGTCTTTCATGCCGTCGATGACTATCTCTGACCCTTCCATGTGATCCACTAGCATTTCAATCATTGTTTCTTTGAGATCTGGCATGGCCTTTCTGAATAACCCAAACCGTGCATCTGAGAATTTAAGACAGTGGCTTACGGCCATATGAATTGCGAATATAGATTTAGCACTACCTACAGTTCCACTCATGAGCATTTCTAAAACGCCATTAACATCATAGTTATATGTTTTTCTCATGAAATAAATTAAGTCGTATTGCCATTGGATATCACGTGGATTGAATTCACTAAATACTGGGACATCTGCCATTAGGTTAGCTCACACTTGGTTACAAATGTTACTTGGTTTGATGCATCTGTTTTATTTTCTTCTTGCTTGTTGCCATACTCTCTGTGATATCTAGTCTGGAGTACTAATTGAATTGCCCGCCAGTCTACTTTTTTAGCGTCAAAATTATCTATTTTCTTAGTTGACCCTGATGCCATATACAATAAACGCTGCTCAAAAAACAACAACCCTTTTGATACACCCCGTCGTATACTGTCTCGAAATTCTTCATGCTCATCCATCCAACGATAGATTGTTGCCCTTCCTATGCCTAGATGTCCAGCGCACCCGTGTATAGAATGACCTTTAGCCAGAAACTCTTCTGCTTCTCCACAGTGATCTACACTATAATCGGTTGGCCGGCCCCGCGGCATTAGCAACTCCTCGGCATAGATTCTTCTTTCACTGCTTTTAACTCTTCATATGTAGCACCAGTGCTTTCAAGTTTAGCTTTTTTACCTG